GCTTCCGGTAGCGTTCTCACGGGTCAGGCGTTCAACCGTATCTTTGCACAGCTTGTAGCCTTAGGCGCTCCGCGCTTCAATGGCGACGAGATGACGGATATCGTGATTGATGCCGATGGTGGCGGAGCTAAAGCTTCCGATAGCCCCCGTGGCATGCCTCACTATGTCTGTGTGATGCACCCCTTCGTCATGGCTGACTTGTACGCGGATACGACGATCACCAATGCTCTTTCTTATAGTGACATTAACCGTCTCTATAATTATGAGTTCGGTGAGTGGCGCGGCATCCGCATGTGCATGTCCAACATGGTGCCTTTCTGGACAGGCTATGCGGCTGTAGCTCCTACGTCTGTTGGTAGCGGCGGAACTCTGAGCGGTTCGTATGCGGTCCAGGTGACTGGCTCCGATACGCAGAATCAGTATGAGTCTTATGTAGCGGTGGTATCTACTGGTAACTCTATCACTGGTTCGTTTACTATTACTACCCCTAACGTTCCCGGATATACGTTCAACGTGTACGTGAGCGCGGCAAGTAGTTCTGTACCTACATACCTTGGACTTTGCTCGGCTGGACCTAGCCAGGGACCATTCACGGGCCAAGCTATTCAGCTCCCCGCTAACACGACCGTTACCATTACGGGGCTCGGGCTCGCACAGGTTCCGCCCGCTTTCCCAGGTAACACAACGGGCCTTACGGTCTACCCAACGTTCGTGTTCGCACGGGGTGCCTACGGTCAGGTTGTACTTGATGATGTTAGCTTTAGCTACCTCAAGGATGCTGACAAGTCCGATCCTCTCAATCAGAAAAGGCAGTTGGGCTGGAAAACCTACTATGGTACGCTGATTGAGAATCAGAACTTCTTTGGGCGTATTGAGTCCGTCTCTGCTTATGGAGCAGTGTTCAAGTAGTCTTGTGGGGGGCATTAGCCCCCCTAACCTTTAAGGTGCGAAATATGGTTGCTCGCCGCCACGATACTTATGCTAAGCTTTCTAGGAAAGAGGTAACTGTTGCTCCTTCCCTAGATGATAGTTCATACGATGGTCTTCTTTCTCCAGAGGAGCGCGCAGAACTTATTTCGGAGATCGAAGATGAGATACATGCGGAGGAAGCAAAGAAGGCTAAGGTTGAGTTTAAAGACAAAGCTCGGACTGCTATTCGTATTCAGAAAGGGCTAGAAGAGGAGCAAGTTACTTTTCTTATAGACCTTCCTGGACATTCGGATAAGATAAGGATAGACAATCAGTATTACTATCACGGCTTCACCTATACTCGTCCCTATTCTGTCGCGCAAACTGTGTTCAACATGATGGACCAAGCATGGCGGCATGAGGAAACCGTAGGCGGGGCAAACAAAGATGCCTATCGGAAACCACGGCATACTGGACTTTCGGCTACGCGCGGTGTTACAAACGCCCCGACGCCGCAAGAAGTCCTCAGCCCAATGTCTGCGGGCCGTGCGGGGCCAGCCGTGAAAATGACAACTTCCACTAACCTAGGACAGAAGCCGCTATGACGATACAGAAGCCGCAAGCAAAGACAGCTACGCGTAAAGACAGCTACATGGATACAGTTAGAGACGTAAAAGCTCCCGGTTCCTCAACTCCTCAGGTTGTAGAACCGGGAGTTACTTACGCTTTCAACATTATTCTCGACAAAGTTGGAAGCACGGCTGTTGCCCAGTTCCACCTTCCTTTGAATATGTCTGTGGAAACTATGCAGGCATACACTAAGAAGGCGCTTGAAGTTATCGAGATGCAGCAACTTAGGTTTGATGCTCAGAAGCTTAAGGTTGAGATCAAACTTTCCGCTGTAATGCTGGATCAAATCAAACAAGAGTTTGAGGAAGTACGTAGCAAGAATGAGAAAGAGGCTAGGTTGTCTGGTAATGGCAAGGTAGCTAAGCCCCTTAATCAGCAGCTTGTGGCCATGGATAATAACTATCGGCAGTCACAACGTAGGCATGACGCTATGATTGCCGATCTGGCTCAGATGGAAAAGAAACTTGGCACAGTCAGCAGCAACCCTAATTAACTTAGCTTGCTCTATCGCCAAAACGCCCGGCATGTTAACTCAGGCCGGGCAGTTCATGAACATTATCCTTGAAGAGCTTTCGCTTATCAAAGACCTCGAAATTAATCGGGGTCTTTGGTCAGTTAATACTGGGGCCCCTAGCGGATATCTTACTACCTCTGGCATCGCGTACTATAATCTTGCTACCGATCATCTACGAGTTTTAGAGGACGAGTGCTTTTACTTAGTTGACGGGGTGCCCTACACCCTTATCCAGAAGCAACTTAGTGATTTCGATCAGCTTATAACGACTACTGGCTTTAATGCGCAGATGTTATTTTATGTGGTTGATGATAGCACAACCCCCTCGCAGATTGTTTTTTGGCCCCCGCCCAATGCTTCCTATACTGTTTTTATTCGGTATGAGAAGCAAACGGTGGATATGGCTAGTCCACAAACTTCTTCCTCCGTTCCTAGATTTCCCCTACAGCAATATCTTATTTGGGAAGTTGCTGCTAGGATGATGGATATTTCAGACGACGATAGGGTGAACAATTTCCACAAAAGGGCTGCGGAGCTTCTTCGTAAGTGGGAGATCATGCAGCGCGATATGGAGAGCACAGTTCTTAGGGTTAAGCTAGATAGGAATAGATTTTCTACTCCTTGGGACTTGCTTAAGAACACTAAAGAAGTCGGGTTCTAAATATGGATTACTTCGAACTGAAGGACCTGGAAGACTACCTCATAGGATGGTAAAGCCTTGGCGTTACGGAAGTCCATACCAGTTAGTTGGAAGCCTGAGGGCCTAAGCGAAGCTCCTAGTATGGACTTGGGCTTTCCCGGCTGCATGTCTTCTCTCCAAAACTTGATCCCCGATCCCGGTTCAAACGGCCTGTGGCAATGCCGCCCCGCTGATGTGAGTCTAACCAATTTTACAGGGTTCAACACCCCTGGTTTCATCTCTTGCCTTTTAGTTGTGGGAACTAGAATTTATGGCATGATAGCTTCCGCTGCTAATACTGGGCACGACGAACCCTTTGTTTACGATACTACCTCAAGCACGTTCATAACTATAACGGGCACTACAGCTGCAAATACCCCAGCTTCCCCTGCTACTTCCGGGGCTTGGACGCCCCCAGTAATGTGCCTCGTGGGCGGAAAAATTCTGGTTGCCCATCCAGGGTTTAACCAAGCCGGGGGCTACTTCTTCGGCGTCCTCAATATCAACAATCCTGCCGCTCCTACATGGAGCGCGGGCACGCTCACGGGTGCCGTAACCCTTCCGGCCCTACCAATTTCCATAGCTCAGTTTAGCGGTAGAGCTTACTATGCTGTTGAGAATGCTTTAGTTTTTTCTGATACGAATGACCCTATTAATTGCACCGCTGGTACTCAGGTACTTACTCTTGGCACGAACCAAACTATAACTGCACTTGTTGGTATGCCGCTACAAAACCAAGTGCAAGGTGGTATCATCCAGTCACTCATAGCTTTTGTGGGTGACATTATCATGTACCAGGTTACTGGTGATGCGGCTCTATCGACCTTATCACTTAACCAGTTAAACGTAGCTACAGGTACTTATAGCCAGCTCTCTGTCTGTGCTACACCGATTGGGATATGCTTTATTTCTCCCGAAGGAGTGAGATTTATAAATAGCACCGCGGCTGTTAGTGAGCCTCTAGGTAACTATGGTAAGGGGCTGGCTAGAATATTCTACAATGCAGTTACTCCTACCCGAATAGTAGTTGCCTATGCAGGTGACGAGATCAGAGTTAGTTTACAGAATGCCTTGGTTAGTGGCAACCCTAACCAGGAGTACTTCTATCATATGTCTGGCAAGCGGTGGAGTGGGCCGCATACGTTTCCCGCGTCTTTGATACAGGGATTAGGCTCGCAATTTATCAAGGTCCCCATAGAGGTTACAGCTTCATTGTGGCAAGCGGTAACTATTCCTAACTCTACAAGCGGGTTTGTGGAGAACGGTAGTCAGTTACAATTTGGGTTCGAGACTCCCTTGCTACCAACAACGGATGATATGTCTATGCACTCTGTTGTTGAGCAAACTATTAACCTACAGATAAGCAGTACCGATAACTATAGTTTCTTCATTTATGATGAACTGAATAATTTGTTAGCCTCTACCGCGGTAAACATAGGGGCATCCTCTACTATATGGGGTTCGTTTACTTGGGGTGCCGCACCCTGGGCCGGGACAGTTGAAGCTTATACTACTTACTCATTAGATTATGCTAGCCCTATAGTTTTCAAACGTGCTTATTTTGCAGGTAAAGGTAACTCTTCTTCTGCTTTTAGGCTAGGTTCGTTCGATACTAGGATAGAGAAACTTGGCTATAAACTAAACTACAGCGCTGTTGGAGCTTGAGCATGATCAGATTTTTAGCCGCTCTCTTGGTATGGCTGGGGTTGTCTACTGCCCAAGCGCAGATTATTGGTTCCTTGCCCTATACCTTGACCAATGGCACGACTGCCGATGCTGGACAGGTCATGGCTAATTACGCGTACATAATTAGCCAGGTGAATGCCAATGCTGCCAAAGCAGGGGCCAATTCTAATATTACCTCCATTGCGGGGTTGACTACTCCATTGTCTAAAGGCCAAGGGGGTAGTGCTACCTATGCAGGGGGTACATCTACGGGCACTGCAAATGTGCAAGCGGTGGCAACGGGGATAACTCCAGCCGGGTTCACACTGAGTGCTGGTAATACAGTAGAGTTCATTGCGGGATATACGAATACAGGGGCTTTGACACTAGCCTACAATGGTACTCCTGCAACGGCAGTTTTGAAGTTGTCAGCAAGCGGCCTTATACCTCTCTCCGGCGGTGAGATCGTTGCGGGAAACCCCGTAATTGCCTTCTTCGACGGTACGTACTTCGATCTTCTTACCCCTTATGCTTTTAATTTGTTTGGTAAAGTATCAACTTTATCTTCTGCTAGCACTACTGATCTTGGGGCAGCGCCTACTCATATCGTTAGCGTATCAGGTGCCACGACCATTACTAGCTTTGGGTCTTCCGCCCAAACGGACTATCCTTTATATCTTGTAAATTTTTCTGGATCGTTGACTTTAACCTACAATGCCTCCAGCCTTATACTACCTGGTAAAGTGAGCATTGTTACCCAAGCTGGGGATTCGGCAACAGCTATATACTTAGGTTCTGGAAATTGGCAGGTTACAAGTTATACGCCTATTGCTGTGCCTCCGGCATCTATGGGGTTAACTTTAGCAGCGGCTAAAGGATTTGTGCAAAGCAATAATGTTGGCGTACCAACGGTTAGGGTAGACTTAAGTTCATCTGCAGTTATAGTAACTAACTCTAGCAATTATGGTGTAGCCTTTTCCTCTCCGCCTACTTGTACTATTGACTTTACTGCCAATGGTGCCGCTGGGCTTGATACGGGTAGTCTTACAACCTCGACATGGTATTATACCTATTACATATCCAACGGTGCTACACTTAGCTGCTTAGGCTCGCTGTCTGCTACCTCCCCTACATTGCCTTCGGGTTATACATTCGCTATGAGGGTAGGGGCTATAAGCACAGACGGTAGTAGCCATTTTTACAATACTCTGCAGAAGGGTAAAAGAGCTGGATATATAATAGGTGGTTCTGGTAATACTACTTCATTTCCTTTCACTGTGTCAGGTTCTACTAGCGGGTGGACCGCCTTTCAGGTAACAGGTAATGGGCATGGTAGCCCTGCTACGGCAACAGAGTGTATCGTAGCGGCGGGCATACCTGCTGCGTCTGCTATTGTGGTGGCTCCTAATACCTATAGTACATTTAGTTCCACTGCTTACATGAACCCCGCTCCGATACTCTTGCAGGCTTTATCGGGTCAGGAATTTGCAACGAAAACAAGTATCTTGCTAGAGTCTAACAGTGTCTACTACCAAACCAACTCTGCTACCGGGCATGTAGATGTAGTAGGCTGGGTAGACTCAGTTAACGCGTTTTAAGGAAGGCCCTCGTGAGCAGTCTTGCAGTAACCCCTGTAAAGGATACGGACCGACTTGTTGCTGTTCTTTCGGATGAAGGGAACGACAACTTTGTCTTGTCTGGTACTAAATCCACAATTTACAATTTAGATAGTGTAAGTAGTGCCGCTCTGCAAACGGTTTTGGCACGCGGATGGTTTACACTCACGCCGAGCGCTACGTCAACGATCGTTCCCGTGACTGGCTGCTTGCCCACTAGTCAGTTGGCAGGCGTTCCGTGGCCGCAGACGCTCCACGCGGCCAATGCGCTCGATACGACTTCCTATACCATGGGTACGGGTGAAATCGTTGTCAACCACGCGAATAATCCGCTGACAGACCGTACCTTCGGCTTCGTGATCTTCTTCTAACCCAGGACCATCGATGCAAGCTTTCCTCGCCAGACTACTCACTGTAGCAGCCCTGATACTCCTCTGCGTCCCCGCGGCGGCGCAAACATGCACAGGTGCTTACCCAGGAAGCTGCGTCTTTCAGGATGACGGCGTTCCGAAGGAATTCCCCACGCTTGGTGAGAATGGCGGCACCGCGGGCAGCCTCAAACTCGTGGGCTCCGGCACGGGATACGTGTTGATCCAGGTGCCCACGGGCGCAATCACCTCCTACGAATTGACGCTTCCATCATCGGCTGGGACTAACGCATATCCTCTCATTACCGATGGGTTCGGCAGTACATCCTGGTCGCAATTAGCGCTGGGTTCTGCCGTTACTGGTCAGCTTCCGCTTGCCAATGGGGGCACTGCTGCCAATCTCACAGCATCGGCGGGTGGCATCTTTTATTCGACGGGCTCGGCCGGGGCAATCCTTTCCGGAACCCCCACAGCGCAACAGATGCTCCAATCCAGATCGAGCGCAGCCCCGGCATGGTCTACCGCGACATGGCCAGCAACGACCACGGCCAATCAGCTCCTCTATTCGTCATCGGCCAATGCCGTGGCTGGCCTTGCGACCGCGAATAGTAGCGTTCTAGTCACCAGCGGGAGCGGCGTGCCGTCGCTGGCAACGGCGATACCGGCTGGGGTAACGGCAACAACGGTTTCGAACGTATACGATTCCTCCAGTCAACTAGCCACTGATGCCTTTGTGCAAAGTGCCCTGTTATTAAGCATGTCTACGGTCGTCGGCCCAGCACTTGGCGGCACGGGCGAGGCCAATAACGCAGCCAGCACAACTACAATCGTTGGGGCATACCCCACAACGTGGACGCTCTCCGGGCCGACCTCCCTCACGTTGCGAACAGCTGGCACAGTGGCCACAACGGCCAACATCGCCACGGCACTTCCCAGCGGTGCGTCGTCAAACGTATATGTCGGAACTGGCGCGGCCGGGACTGCAGCGACGAGCACGGCAACAGCCTTGTTCGATGCGCTGTGCAGTACTACGGTAGGCCAATTCTGGGTGAGGTTAAGCGGTGGGTGGGGCTGCACGAGCGTCGGCTACGCCAATCCGGTATGGTGGGGCGCGGACCCCACGAACACGACCGATTCCACGAGCGCTTTCAATAGCGCCCTCGCTGCGAGCAGCACGGTACGGTTTCCTTCTGGGGAGTTCAAGTTAAACTCCAGAATCCTCTATACGATCCCCTCCGGGATTAACTCCCTCACGTTAAACGGCGCGGGCCAAGACCAAACTATTTTGCACTGGCCTAATGCAGCGGGTGGCATACAAGTCACATATGCCGATTATAAAAGCTCCGTTCATATCGGAGACCTGAGTCTAACAACAAGTATATCACAAGGTGGCTCTGCAATCCAACTGGTAAATCCTACTTCTGAGGGCAATCCTGCCGTAGGAGCCAATTCCGATATATACCGCGTTACTATGCGTGGTGACGATGGGTATGCGCTTACGGATGTTTGGACTATCGGCCTCGATATCCAAAATGTATCTAATGTGCAAATC